ACCCTGCCTATTTCGGCGGCATCACCATTGATGCGCTCGGCAGACCTGTCAGCTATCGCGTGTATCAGCGCGATCGCAACGGAACGTATCAAGGTTTTCAAGACATCTCGGCAGAGAACTTCTGCCACGTGTTCGTGCCTACTCGCCTTGACGAATATCGCGGACGCTCGGTTCTTGCTGCCTGTCTGAATGACGCGCAAGACGTAATGGACTTGATTGAATACGAGAAGATGGCTGCGCGATGGGCAAGCAGTCAGGCAGGCGTGGTGAAGACTGAATACGGAGCGGACGAGGAGATGGCATCTGTTCTGCGCGGTGACCGCGATCAGTTCGGCAACGACATCAAGCTCACGGCACTGGAGCCTGGACGCATCAATTACCTCGGCACTGGCGAGAGCATGGAGGTCTTCAAGAACTCTGATCGGCCAGCACAAGCATTCTCAAACTTCGTGCGCTACTTGGAAGATCGTATGTGCCGCGCACTTGGAACATCTGCTCGCGTCATGCTGGATCGCTCAAGTGCAGGCCCAGAAGCGAGGAAGGATCTGCGTCAAGCCGAACGGACGTTTGATTATTGGCGCTATCAGCTGGAGCAACAGTTTCTGAACAAGGTTATTCGCATGGTGCTGCTCAATGCTGCGGCCAATGGCGACATTCCGAACAGTCCTGACATCTACAACGGACGCTGGCAATGGGCAGGCTCAGTCAGCATTGACGCTGGCCGTGACGCTCGCGCCGACATTGAACTCTGGCGCACTGGCCTTGCCACCGCTGCGGAATTGTATGGCGAGGCGGGACACGACTGGCAGACCAGCATTCGTCAGCGAGCCAAGGAGGCTGCATACATCCGTGAGATGGCGGATGAAATGGGAGTGTCTGTCGCAGAGATTTCAAGCGGAGTGGAAAGCGTAGCCACAGATCCGAACATGGCTCCCGTCACATCCGTGGTTGATGGCGATGAGCAGCAGATTGCAGAAGGAGCGGTTGCTCCAGAAACAGTGCAAGATACGGCGCTGAACGGCGCACAGGTGCAGGCTCTATTGGAACTCGCACAATCAGTGGCGAGCGGCATCCTCACGCCTGATGCGGCCAAGGCAATCGCAGGAGCAGCGTTCCCGCTTGTGCCGCAGGAAACCATTGATCGCATCTTCGACAACATTGATGCTGATTCTGTTACTCCAGATGAAGTGCGTCAGGCTGCAAGCGAAGCCGATCTGTCAGCCAAGAATCTTGTCGAGAAATACGCTCACATTGATTTCAAGCCGAGCGAGGCTATGGCCGCAGAAGCGAAGCGTGGACTTGAATGGCGCGGTGAATTCAATCGTGGCGGCACGATGGTAGGTGTAGCCAGAGCGCGTGATCTTTCCAATCGCACGAACCTTTCGCCCGATACCGTTCGCCGTATGTTCAGCTACTTCTCGCGCCACGAAGTGGATAAGCAGGGCGAAGGCTTCAAGCCAAGTCAGGACGGATTTCCCTCCGCTGGCCGCATCGCGTGGGCGCTATGGGGCGGAGACGCTGGCTTCAGTTTCGCAAAGGCTCGCGTGCGTCAGATGGATGCCGCTGACGAAAAAGAAGGATAGCTTTAACGGGGGCGATTGCTTCGACCGATCCTGCGGGATCTGGCACGGGGGTTCAATCCCCCCGCCTCCACCTGTCACTTTTTGACAGGTCATGGTAAGCATGACCAAGACCGATCTCGCCGTTCTGAACGGAACGATTGACGCGCAGAACGCTATCATCGCTGGCGTAAGCGTAATTACAGTAGGTGAAGCCAAGGGACACGGGATGCTCATTGACGAGCAGACGTTGATGCAAGTTAAGGCTGCGGCAGAAACCTATATGGGCGGTCTGAAGGTGAAGACGGATCACTACACTGGCTTCAATGAGATTGTCGGCGCACTGAAGAACTTCGTTATAGACGGCGACCAGCTTCGCGCAGACTTGTATCTGCTGAAGAATCACGAAGCCACGGCACGCATTCTGGAAATGGCTGAACTCATGCCAGATACCTTCGGTCTGAGCATCAGCTTCAGCGGAGAACATCAAGAAACGGACGATACCGTTTTCGCTCGCTGTTCGGAGATCTATTCTGCCGATCTCGTAGACACTCCCGCCGCAAATCCGAGCGGTCTTTTTTCCGCAAAGGTTGACAGCATGGAAAAGGCTATGGACGAAAAGCAATTCGCTGAAGCTCTCGCTGCCGCCCTCTCGCCTATCAACGACAAGTTGAGCGCGTTTGAGACTTTCATGGCAGATGCCACTACCAAATTCGCTGCTCTTGAGGCAAAGCCAGAACAGGCTCTCGCCGTGGAAGCGGAAATCTCCGAAGACGATTCTTCTGAAGGATCTGAAGACGAAGCGATGAAGAAGGACATGGCCGCTGAACTCGCTGAAGTGAAAGCTCTCCTCGCCAACTTTGGCGCGAAGCCTGTCGCCGCTGCCGTGGCAACTCAGACGTCAGTGAGCGAAGTCAAAGCTCCTACCAATTACTCCGAGGCTCTTGCGTTCGTCAAAGCCGAAGGCCTCTCGGGAACTGCGGCGACCAAAGCGGTCATCGCTCGCTTCCCTGATCTCTACCTCGCTGCTCGCAATAGCGGCATCCGCACAATCTAACCTACTAAAACTCTATGGCTACCCAAGTTGATTCCACTAATCGCAGCTTCGTTGCGACCTCCGCGATCTCGGCCTTCCGTCTCGTGAAGCTCGACACCACGGAGAATCAAGTCGTTGCCGCCACGAACGGCGCGGCTATCGGGTTCACTCAGGAAGATGCTTCGGCATCTGGTTTGGTGAACGTCAAACTTTTCCATCCCACCTACTTCGCTACTGTCTCTGGTGCAGGCGTTGCGGTCGGCTCAGTCGTTCAAGCGATTGCTGACGGCAAGGTTGCTTCGGCCAGTGGTATTTCCATGGGATACGCGATCAATGCTGGCACTACGAATGACATCATTGAAATCGCTGTTCCTGCGAAGCCCTTCATCTAACCGAATACTACTATGGCATACGTAAACTCAAACGCACTTCCTCGCGCAGAGATCTCGCAAGCGGTCTTTGAAGCGCAAAACAATCTGGGTCAGCTTCCGTTCATCGGAACTGAAGTCCTCCCGATTCTGACGGTTCCCGCTCGCTCTGGCGAATACGTGAAGATTGACTGCGGCCCTGCCGAAGTCTTCAATCCTGATGCGGCTCGCACTGCTCCTGGCACCGACCGCGCTCGCGTCACTCGTCGCTTCAATACGGACAACTACACTTGCACCTCGTTTGAGTTGGAAGAGTTGCTTCCCGATGAAACCTCGGCGGATCTGGGTCGTTACTTCGACGTTGAAGTTGCTTCCGCGACCTTCCTCAACAATCAGCTGATGCTCTCGCATGAACAGCGCGTTGCTACCTTGCTCTACGGCTCCAGCATTTCCGCGATCTCCGCGACCGCCGCTTACACGGCTGGCTCGGTCGATACGCTGGATATCGCCAAGGACGTTGACGATGCTCAGACTGAACTCGCCAAAAAGAACGTGATTGCCGATACGGTCATCATGTCCTTGCAGGTGTTCAATCGCATTCGCCGCTCGACCAAGTTGCTCAATAACATCTTCGGTCCCGTGAAGAACGTGTCGCAGGCTCGCCCTGCCTCCGCCGAGGAAGTTGCCTCCGCGCTGAACGTGAATCGTCTTCTGATCGGTCGTGCTGCCAAGAATGGCGCGGCCAAAGGTCAGACCTACAGTGGCTCGTTCATCTGGACGAACAACAAGGTCATCGTCGCCAAGCTCGGCGCTGGTGAGTTCACCGCTGGTGGACTTGGCCGCACCCTGCTCTGGTCTGAAGATTCTCCGACCGCGCTCGTCTCCGAGACCTATCGCGACGAGGCTCGCCGCTCTAACGTCATTCGCTGCCGCCACAATACGGCTGAGAAACTTATTGACGTCAGCTGTGCGCTGGGTATTGATACCTCCTACGCTTAAGATTGTTGTTGGTGTTGGTGTTCTCATAACGGGAAGCCCCGCTGAAAGGCGGGGCTTCTTGTTTTGACAGATTGCTCTGAGTCAGATAGGTAAGGCTCAGATGAAGATTGCAGTCTGCATGATCGTGGGTAATGAATCCGCCCACATAGAACGCGCTCTGGATTCCGCTTTCAGCGTCAGCGACTGTGTCGTTGTTGTGCGAGCCATCGGAGGACAGACTCCAGACGAAACTCTGGACGTAGCCAAGAGGCGCGGATGCATCGTTTCCGAATATTACAACAGTCCTGCCACGGCCAACTGGATGTTCGTGGATGACTTCGCTGCTGCGCGGAATATGGCCTTCCGCATCGGCATGGATCAAGGTGCAGACTGGTTGATGTGGATGGATTGTGACGATGTGCTTGAAGAAGGCATGGGTGAAGTCATCCGCAAAGCGTGCGATGAAACGAAGGAAGACTGGATACTCGCGGAATATGTGCTGCCTCTTCACGGAAAATCAGTCTGGCGCGAGCGGATTTTCCGCAATGGCACGGCAGCATGGTTCTATGGAGTCCACGAAAAGTGCGTGCCAGTTAGCAAGGACTCGTCCAAGGAATCTCTGAAGGTGCGCGTGCGCCGAGACGTCAGGATCATTCACGATCCCATCGGCCAGAAAAGCAGCTCACAGGAACGGAACATCAATATCCTCCGCTGGCGCTATCAAGAGGCGCAACACTTGGCCTTCTATCTGCACTACGAATACTTCCTGCTGAATGACCGAGAGCAGGCAGCGCATTACGGAATTGAAGCTCTGAGGATGAAATCGCTGGATGGCGTTTATCGCTACGAGGTGATGCTCAATCTTGCCCTTCTTGCTGCCGAGAATGCCGCAGGACAAGACTTGTGCCGCCGAGCCATACGAGTGTCCCCGAACAGACGCGAAGCCTATAGCGTGCTTTCCCTGCTCCAAATGGACGCCGAGCAGGCAGAGGAGGCCATCGTCACTTGCGAGCAGGCTCTGGCGATACCGCATCCCAAGATCCCCGAATGGACGCATCGGCCTGACTGCTACGGCTGGAAGGCTCATGCAGCCTTGGCATGGGCGCATCGTCTGGCTGGTCAGGAGCAGAAGGCCAAGGAGATTGAAGACAAGATGCTGGCAGAGGCAGGCAAACCGCGCATCAGCCTGCTACACGCAACGCGAGGCAGATGGTCGCAGGCCATAGGAGCCATGAATATGTGGATGGCGCGAGCCGCGAAGCCAGAAGCCGTAGAACACTGGTTCGCCATCGACGAAGATGATGTCGAAAGTATTGAGAAACTTCGACGCTTCCGCTGCGTATTGTCGAAGGCATCGACATATTCCGTGGGAGCGTGGAACAAGGCAGCATCGGTCGCTACTGGCGATGTGCTGATTCAGATTGCCGATGACTTTGAGCCGCCGCCGAATTGGGACACCATGATTTTGCAGGCACTTGAAGCGGACAAGTATCCTTTATCGGGACATCTGTTTGACGAGAAGGTGCTACGAGTCTCAGACGGATGCCGCACCGATGGCCTGCTGACAATGGCAATCATCACTCGCCGCTGGTATGAGAAGCATGGATTGTTCCACGTGGAATATCGCAACGTGTATTCAGACACCGATCTGACCGCCACGGCGACGAAGCACAATGCCATCATCAACGCACATAACATCGTAATAAAGCATCACCATCCTTTCTTTAATAAGGCAGTTCCGATGGACGCGACCTACGAGCGCGGGAACGATCTCGCCGAATACGAACGCGCAAAACAAATCTATGAACGAAGACATCCCGAACTGGTTCGACTATCCTGACCTCTACAAGCAACTTGCAGAGCAAATCCCAGAAGGTGCTACCTTCGTAGAGGTCGGTGCGTGGATAGGTCATTCAGTCAGCTACTTCGCCAGTGAGGTGAAGAAGCTCGGCAAGAAGGTTCGTATCGTGGCGATAGACACTTTCAAGGGAAGTGCGACCGAGGATTTGCAGAAGAATATTGCAGAGCAGGCAGGAGGCAGCTTCCGCAATCTGTTTGACGCTACGCTCGCGCAGGCAGGTGTTCTTCAGATGGTGGATGTGATAGAGGGTGACAGCGTTTCCGCAGCCAAAGAGTTTGAAGACGCATCGGTGTGGGGAGTATTCATTGACGCAGACCATACAACCGAAGGCGTCTTGCGGGATGTCGCTGCTTGGAAGCCAAAGGTAATCAAGGGTGGCGTTCTCGCGGGACACGATATTGATAGTCCTGCCGTGCGTGTAGCGGTGGAACAATGTCATGCATACATGGTGCATGGTCGCTGCTGGATATGCATATGAAACGCGCAAAACTATCCATACTGGTTCCGACGATCACTCGCCGCCGCGAGGAGGCCGAGCTTCTATTCGCCAATCTTGAACGGCGAATTGGATCGCGGCCAGTGGAGCTCCTGATGCTCCGAGATAATTGCTGGCAGAACATCGGAGAGAAGCGGAATCAGCTACTACGAGCGGCTACAGGAGACTACATAGCCTTCTTGGATGACGATGACCATTTCCTTGAAGGATACTTTGAGCTTGTGCTGCCAGCGACAGACGCAGGCGCGGATGTTATCTGCTACGATCAGCAGGCGATTGTTGATGGCGTTAGCGGAACCATCGTCACTCACCTCGGAAATACGATGGAGCCATTCAAGCCAGACGGAATAACTCGCCGCCCTCCGTGGTTCTGGTGTGCTTGGAAGCGTGATCTTGCCGCAGCGTATCGCGTTCCAGAATCCTTCGTTGATGCAAACGGCATGACGCACCACGAAGATGTCCTATGGCTTCGCCACTTGTGGGTGGAAGCCAAGAGCCAGACTCGGATAGATGCCGTGCTGCATCGCTACAACTTCAGCAGCGACAAAACGACCCTTCAGAAGCCATTGACAGAAGCCGCATAGCATGGCCCTTGATACTGTCAGACTCGCCGCCGAGCTTGATTCTATGATTGCGGATCTGCCTGCTACAGTGACCTTCGGAAGCGCGACCTTCAGCGCGGCCATGACGATGGCTACTGTCGGCTCGGACATTGCCGAAGGCGGATTCATGCCGAGTCGTGATGTCGGCCTGCACGTGAAAACCACTACTACTACGAAGTCAGTCAAGGTTGGAAGCACTCTCTCCGTTCTTCTGGCTGGCGTAACTACCATCTATCGCGTGACGCAGATTGAGCGTTCGCAGGATGGACAAGAACTCATCTTCTCATGCCAGAGTCACCGCCGCTAACGTATCAGACAGTCCGCCGCCGCGCTCCCGAGCCTCTTGAAGAAGCGGTAGAGAAAGCCGTGTCTGATTTGATGGGGTTCAACCTCCGAGCCTACTGCCTGCACAATCTCACCGTCACCAGAGCGGACGTAGGCACAGATTTGGATTTGCCTGCCGTAGTTGTGCGTGCAGCCAGACTGCGAGAATCCATCCCCACTGGTGACGTCTATGAGCTTGAGGTTTCTGTCTCGGCTATGGTGCTGATGGACAGACTGAATGACAGCGATCCCTCGCCAGAAGAATACATGGACGAGCTATGGTCTGCCGTGGTCGCCGTCCTTGAAGACCCCAACTTTTTCCTCGTGCTTTCAGACTCCCGCAATTCCGTGCGCTGGCACGGCATAGTCCGCAACAATGCTATGGACTTCAGCAGGGAGGAGCGTCATGCCGTTCGTACGCTACGCTTCAGCGTTCACGTTTCCCGACTCTACGTTGAATAGGTTGACAGTAGCGGTAAGGCATGGCCGCTACCGTCATTTCCTCTTCTGCCGCCGCTTCTGTCGTTTTCGGATGCACTGCGGAGTCTGGCATCATCATTAACAATTTCACCTACACGACTCAGCGCGAGAAGGCTGAAGTCATGGACGAAGACGGCGATGTCGTTGCCGTAAGCTATTACAAACCGACCGCGACGATCAGCTTCGACGGCACTCTGAACGGAACCGCTGGCGTTGCTGCCGCTGCTCCTGGTGTCGCGCTGACTCTGAATAGCTCTACGAGCGGAAACGGCATTACAGGCGGGACAATTTTGGTGGATTCCACTACGCGCACTCAGACAGCAGAAGGCTTCACTGCCTTTTCTGGAGAAGGCACGAAGTATCCCCTGCTCTAATTCGCATCGGGCATAACGCGATGGCGGAGGCGCGTAATCCTCCGCCCCTAAATTCACATTATGAAAATTGAGGCGGAGAAACGGGACGAAGTATTCATTACAAGCAGCACTCGCATAGCGACTATGCTGCTTTTTTGCGGTCACACATTGCGTAGACCGCCCTGCACAAGACAGGTTCGGCGTGATGGCCGCACCATTGTTACCTTTCTATTTCATCCTGCATCGGAGCAATCGCTGGAAACGTGCAACAAGCTCGCGGCAAGATGGGTCGAAATTGAACAGAAGGATTCGGGTGATCAAACCGAAGACGCTCTGCGCGAACGTCTCGTCTATGCCGCCGAGCTTGCCAAGTCCGACGATAAGGTTGCTCAGTGCTACGCGAATGCCATCTGGCGTGATGTTGCTCTGAGCATCGTGAAGGCTACGCCTCGCGTTGTCGAAGTCACTGGCGGCAATGGCGGAACAGGCTTCTTCAAAGAAGGCGTCTCGCAAGATGAAATTCAAAAAATGAGCAGATACCTATGAACGACACTGACCTACAATCCGACGAAGAAATTCTTGAAGGCGTAAGCCGCGAAGATCATTTGACCAGCGGAGCCCTCGGAAAGCCGAGAACGCTTCGCGGTCTGAAGCTCAATCCTCCGACGATGGAAAGCATGAGCTACCTATGGGAGTTGAAGAACTACTTCGTCTATCGTGATGCGAATGGCAAGGTGGCTCGCAACAATCCAGTCATCGGCATAGCCGAGTTTGTTTATGTGCATCATGGCGACATTGACGAGGTGGCAGAAATCATCGCAGACAAGACCGCTATGCGTCAGAAACTGCGCGAATACATCAACGGCCCTTTGTCTGGATGGAAAACCTTGGAAGAAGCCATGCCAGTGATTGAGTCAATGCTCTCTGAATACTCCGCCGCGCAAACGGAAGTTGAGGCAAGTGCCAAGACACCTGCAGCAACAATGGGAAAAGGCCGAGCCCGAGCTGGCAAGCAGCGTATATCGCGCTGATCGCCAAGCATACGGGCTGGACGCATCACTACATAACGCGAAAACTGCCGCTCGCCCTCGGATTGCAGATCATTCTGTTCCACAATCTCCGCGAAGGACTGCCGATGCGCTGGTCTGTTGCCATGTCTTCAGAAGAAAAGCGTGCTACAGTGGACATCCTATCTGAAATGAAGATGGCCTTAACCAATGCGGATCGTAGCTTTAGCTGATACAACTGATATACGTTCTCGTCTGCGCGAGTATTCCTCGCTCATGAACAAGGACGTTGCTAATTCTGTGCGTCAGTTTGCCGTAGTTGCCTGCCGAAATCTTGCGAATACAACGCAACCATTCAGCGGACGCGAGAAAGCAACCAGCGAAGAAGGCAGGCTCAAGGGTGAGGGAGCGGTCAAGGTGGATATCGGTAAGGTGTTCTATGTGCCTACCGTTGATGGCGGATTCACGAAGGCATTGACGCAATGGGCGGAACTCAGCTACAGGAAGAAATACAAAGACGCGAGTAACATCACTCGCAAAACCGAAGCCTTCCGTAAGCGTATGAATCGCTATGTGTCTGAAGGCAACACTGCGGCCATTCGCAAGATCAGCAGGAACATGGGATGGAAGAATATCCAAAGGACTGTTGATCCGAGGCAGCACGAAGCCGCACGCACAGGCAGGCGCAAGAGGACAGTCAAGCCTGCGAGTGGTATGATTGTGATTCTGAACAAGCCAGAGCATCTTGCACGCTATGTGAAGAAGCGTCAGAAGATGGTTGGTCTGGCGAAAGCTGGATGGGCGAAGTGCGCTGACCTGATTAAGTCGGCCAAGAAGGGTCCAGCTACCAGAGGAATTCCGCAATGGGTAACTCGGCACAAGCGCAGAGCCAATGGATCTATTCAAGACCTGACTCGGAATGAACGCAATCCGAAGGTCATCATGACCAATAAAATCCCGTGGGCGAGCAACGTCATTACGCCGAACGCAACGCGAGAAGCGGTGGATCTGGCGAAGCGCAACTTCGTTGAATACATGAATCGCACCATGAAGGGTGAGTTGAGACGGCAAGCAAGATTGAAAGGCGTGTAATTCAGATGGCAGATGTCGTAACATCATTTTCCGCGAAGGACGAAGGATTCGCTGCAACCATGCAGCGTCTTCAGAACCGCTTGACTGGCTTCACCAAGAGCATGAATACAGTCGGCGCGGCATCTGTTCAGTTGAAAACCAACTTTGGAGGTCTGACGCAGAGTGTTCTCGGCATGGCTACGGCATACCTCGGAGTATCGCAAGCCATCGGAGCGTTCAGCAAAGCACTGGATCTGTCTGGTCGCATGGCCGACCTTTCTCAAATCACTGGCGAGTCGGCCGGCACGCTGGCCGTTCTGGAACGCGCATTCAACAATACCGATATCGGCGGAGAGAAGATGCTTCCGATGTTGAGCAAGATGAGCGAGTTCATTCAGCAGCTCGGAAACAACTCGGCTGCTGCCGTGGCTACGGCAAAAACACTCGGAGTGACGTTTGATCAACTAAAGAATCAGACGCCTATTCAACAGTTTCAAACCCTTCTGCGAGCGGTTGCCAATCTCGGCACAGAGAATGAACGTCTGACCGCTTCTGGTGACGTATTCGGCAACCGAATGGGAGGCAAACTCATTCCTTTGGCGAACAATTTCGCAGGAGAAATCGCCAATGCTCGCTCAGAACTCGGCAGTCTGGTTGGTATTCTGGACAAGAATGCCGCTTCGCTTGAAGCTCTTGGCGACAAGATCACGAACAGCATAGGCAACAAGCTCACGGAACTCGCCGTAGGATTTCTGTCTGGAGTCCAAGGAGCAAATGAATTGGCTGATTCGCTTTCCAAAATTGACGCTGCTGGTGCAGGCATCAAGCTCGGCAACATTTTCAGCGGAGCATTGAAGGAACCAATGACAGCATTCTTGGCTATGGGCGAGGTGCTATTGCTCGGTGTTCTGAAGGCAGGCAATGCGTTGATCAACGCCACGATGCACGCTGCTCGGGTATATGCGGACGCACTGACGAGCAGAGAACTCTGGCAGGGTGTAGGCGATCTAATAATGGGTGCGCTGGCGGGATTGGCGAATTTTCTGACGCGCACTTTGCTGTCAGCAATCAAGACCGCCGTCATTGAGCCGCTGGCAAAGCTACCATCATGGCTCGGAGGAGACATCTACAAGGGATTGCTTTCTGGATTTGAAAGCGTGCAGGGGTTCTTTGATGATATCGGAAACGAGAGCGCGAAGAACATCACTGACGGAGTAGGTAAAATCGGCTCCGCACTTTCGCAAAGTATGCAGTCTGTTGAAAAGCAGTCGCAGGATTTTCTCGGAGCGGCATCTCAGATGAAAGAAGTATCTGCCGTGCTTGGCAGATTGTCGGATCGCGGAACGGAAGGAAAGCCTGGACAAACGGAAGGAGCCAACGCGCAGGCAGATGCGAAACAGAATGTTCTGAACGAACAACAGGCTACCGCGCAGCGACAGGCGAACGAAACTAATCTTCGCAAGTCTTATGAAGAACAGGCCAAGCGTCTTCGTGAGGCCAATATCAGCACAGAATCATTTGTAAAGCGCATGAACGCACTCAATCGGTGGTTCAATCAAGAGATGCAGGGCAACACTGCACCATCGTTACCGAATGCTCAAATGCAGGACAGTCAAATGGCAGAGAGCGAGCGAGCAAATGCAACGCGCAATGCACTTTCCTCGGCCAATGCCACATCGTCTGAGAACAAACTCGCTACAGAAACTACACTTGAAAAAGCCGTGCGCTTCCTTGAAGAACTGACAGGCAAGCTACCTTCACCCGTCCTCGTATGAGCGCACTCGTTAAAGCCAACGCATCTCTGACGGCAGGCAATCTTGCCGTGCTGAAACGCTCGTTCGTCACGACCGATGACGGCACGATGCGCTATTCCGTTGATTACGTTTGCTTGTCGCAATACGCGATCAAGTGGGCTCCGTTCTTTCGCACTCGCGCCCAGCCGCCGACTCCGTTGCCTGCCGCCATGCTGCAACTGAATCTGACGAAGACGCCAGAACTCTACGATCTGAATACGGAAACAATCGCTGGCCTGACGTATTTCAAGGCTACGTATTCTGCAGGCGTAAGCACCGAAGTAATCATTACGGAAGAAAGCGATGTTCGCAATTTCACTGTAACTACTACGCGAGATGTTGGCTATAATGTCACTACTCCGTTCAGCACCAACGGATCAACGAGCTTCGTAAAGACAGACGAGGAAACCATCACAGAATCTTTTGACTACATTTCAGTCACCGTAACGGCGCAATCCAAGAACACGAATCTTCCATTGGTAGAGGGTCGCGTTCTGGCTGTAAGCGGGAAACCAACTGATCTATTCATATTGCAGGCAGGGGGAGTCGTTGTTCCTACAATTCGCTTGGTGAATAAGTCCAGCAAAACCAGAACCAGTCGCGGCGAATACACGTTCAGCTACGCATCGTCTGGCACGATTGAAAGCGTCTCGCGCACTGGCTTTGCAAGAACGATCAATCCATGACGCTGAAAACATTTTCAGACAAGGCTCCCGCGCCGACGATCAACGCGAAGGATCTTGACGATAACTTTCGTCGCCTGCGTCCTATTCCTACGGACGGAAATCCTCGCCACTACATAATCAACGAGACTCCCGATGGTTGGAGTATTCGCGTGCTGCCTAACTTTCCAAGCGGAGCAGGGCCGTTCTTTCTCGGACTTGCTAATGGACAGCTTTACTGGACAGGCAGCGGAGTTGATGAACCCCCAGAGGAAAATCTTGTGCTCGTTGAAGTTGAACGTTGCGATGGCAAGCGCATGAAGGTGCTCGGAACAGGATGGTATGATCCATGAGCTTGATCGTTCCTTGGAATGATGTTGGCGCGACTCCTTGTTGCTGCGAAGCGCCTTGTGAAAAGCAGTCCGTTGATTCTTCGTGGCGTGAGATCATACTCACTTCAACAGAATACGCACTGCTTCGCGCAGGAGGAACATGGAAACGATACTACGCAGCAAGCGCAGATCTGGTCTATACCATGAGCACGTGTTCCATTACTGCAAGCGGCACATACAACGAGACAACGGATTACATTCTTTCTGGATGTTCGTTGAGCGATAGCGGAACAGATACTCGCTCTGAAAGCAGCACCTCAAGCACGACTTGTAGTGGCGCGACCTTGAGAGAAAGGGCATTTTCATCATCTGCAATTCTGAACTTTGTATTATTCAACAACGGAAGCCCAGACCAATATGGAGCGCAAATAAACATCTCAAGCGCGCAAAACAATTTTACTGTTCAGTATCGCACAGGATCGCTCAATCGCACGTGTATCTTGCTGCAAAATTATTCGACTCCCGCTTCGCCGACTCCAAATAATGCCACAATCAACTTCATTGTGAATGGACGATCTATTCCAGTGAATTACAATCTTGGGGCCGTTCAAATTGTAAGATCGCCAGCCGGAACTGTAACAGGATCATTGCTGACTCAAACGTCCCACTATTTTGAATTTGTCCCGAATCCTCCATGATCTGCGTTGCTTCAGACACGATATATGCAAAAGCAGACAAGATGCCTCTGGCATACCTTGAAGACTGCCGTGCTGCATCTTCAGTCAGAGCAGAAGATGGCTATTGGTGCTTCACGCCAGAAGACTTCTTTCGTATCCGCCGCAAGTATCGCGGCTATGCCGTATCTGAGTCTGACCGCTTCCGCGAAGGCGAGATCATTTCGGGATGCTGCGACAGAGCAGACCAATACTGAGGAGGTCAGTTTGACACTGAAGCAAAATCGTGGCTCTTGAACCTCGCAAATTCTTCATAGATGTGCAGGCGAGGCAGTTTGTCGTTTCGCCTGACTCTACTCTGCCGTCCTTTGATCCCGTTCTTTTTGAGGAGGACGTTGAATCCATACAAATATTCGCACTGAAGCAGACCGCGAATCCCGCGATCCCTTACGAGTATATTGATCTGGCGGGAACGACCCTCAAATTTGCAGTTGGCGTTACTGCTCCTGCCGCCATTCAAACAACGTGGTCGGCCATTCCTACTACTGTTACGGCATCGGTCAGCACGCTTGTAGAAGGCGCGACAGGAACCGCAGAGCAGCAGAAGATCACGTTCAGCGGGGCGACTCCCGCGCAGGGCGGATTCGCGCTTCAATTTCCCTCCCGCGCCATTAGCGTGTCGGCGGTATCGGCTGGAGTCTTTACCGCTGCCGCGCATGGCCTCTGCGACAATCAGGTAGTCACCCTGACAGGCTTCACCATCTCGGCAGGCAGCTTCGCCAACGCAACGTATTTCGTGGTGGAATCGACCGACTCCACCTTCCGCATCGCTCCGAGTCTTGGAGGCGCGGCAGTCGCATCGGCACTTGCGACTACAGGAGGCACTGCAAATATTGACCCGATCACTACAGGCCAGATTGCTTACAATGCCGCACCTTCAGATGTGCAGGCAGCGATCCGAGATGCTGGCATCAGCGTGAATAACACCAGTCCGATCTCTGTCACTGGCGTAGCGCGAAGCAATTTCATTCTGGTGTATGGCGGTAGAATGAGCGGCAGGAACTATGCTGCCTGCTCGCTTGTAGGATCTACTCTCTTGGGAGCGACAGGACTACAGGCAAATCTGAATCTGAATACAGTCGAGATTGCTGCTCTTCTCAGTGCTGGCTTGACGAATGTTTCTATTGAAGTTGAGATTACTGAAGGCGCGATTCGTCAGACGTTCCGCCGTCCCGCTACTCTCACAAACGACATCATTACAAGCAGCAGTCCGACACCTTTGCCCAACGTAATGACCAGCTTTGACATTCAGAGCGGAGATGGAACTGTCTGGCGAATCACCATGACCAATGACGGAAATTTGCAATGGACAGTAATACCATGAAATATGTAATCGCACTTCTATGTCTGGTCGCAACGTCTTTCGGGCAGACGTATCGCACTGTCACGGCGGAAACGAACAACGTCATTCGCACCAATTTCACTATGCCTGTCGCGCAAGTCAGTGGAGCTATGGCAACCAATGGAAGCGCGGAGGGATTGACGAACTTTCCCGCGAGTCTTCTGCGGACAAACGGAGATGGCAGCGGATTAACAAACTTGCCGAACGCGAATCTGACGAACGCCACTGGCATACTTCCGATAAGCAACGGCGGGACAGGAGCAACGAATGCCGCGCTCGCTATCAGTAATTTGCTGCCTGCCTATTCTACCAATACGAATGCAGTCCTCGGACTTAACACGAACGCCACGGCTCTTGTCTGGCGGACGAATGTTGGCGGAACAGCCGATCTTACGAATGTCACTGGCGTTCTTGCTGTGACGAATGGCGGAACTGGCGGGACGAATACTCAGACCGCTATTCTCGGTCTTGGTATTCTTAATACGAACAACTATTCCGTGAACCTTTTTTATGACGGAACCAATGCAGACTCCGCGCATATTGTGATCGGTGCGTTTGCCTCGGCATATAGCACAAACTTCGGAGATACTGCCGTGGTAATCGGAACCAGCGCACAAGGATCCAACGGAGGCGTGTCGGTTGGCTCTTACACAATCGCGCAATCAGGAGTTACAATTGGCGATAATGCACAGTCCGAAGGACGAGGTGTTTCCATCGGAGGTAACGCTGTTGCTTCTGGCGGATCCATTGATGACTTTTCAATCTTCGGAGGTGTTGCCATCGGACATGACGCCTCAAGCGATACGAACAATGGAGTTGCTGTCGGAGCAACCGCAGGAGTTGAAGGAAACGGCGCGGCGATTGGATGGGGAACGGACGCACGAGGCGGAACGAATGGTGGCGTGGCGATTGGATATTTTGCGGACTCCTATGAGGGTATCGCTATTGGCGTGAACGCTGCGGCTAACAACGGAATCGCTATCGGCGCGAATGCCGTTGATAACAATGAAGGAGTTGCCATCGGAATCCGTGCCAGCACAGTCAACGGCGCGGCTATTGGAATGGATGCCGTGAGTGATGTCGGCTACCAGATCGGGACTGGAACGAACAACGGAACTAATACAATTCAATTTCTGAATGCTGGTGAAGTCACTACAAATCAATGGACGGCGATCTCCACCAGCACGGCACTCGGTCATGCAAACATGGCCGCGATTGTCGCAACCAATTCGCCGACTAACACGAACGCACCGACACCGAATGCGTGGATGCTGATTACTGAAGGCACAAACAACTACTATCTTCCTCTCTGGCAATGAGCGACCGCGAACGATTTGCAGTATATAAATCCCTCGTCGCTTTCGGCGCGGTGCTGATCACGCAAACCATCGCGGTTGCGTGGTGGGCGGCTACGCTACAGGCGAACGTGGCAGCGCATGACGAACATCTGGATTCCCTCACGCCTCGTATTGAAATTCTTGAACGCGATTACTACCGCAGAGGAGGAGAAAAACAATGAGCAGCGGATGCTATGGCAAATGTCCAGCGGACGTTGATCTCTGCTTGCCGCAGGGTCAAACGTGGGACACTACGTTCATTTGGACTGCGGACAATGTGCCAGTTGATCTCACTGGCTATACCGCTCGGATGATGCTCCGCACCACGGCGGAAACAGCGAGTCCGACAGTCTCGCTTTCCACTACTGGCGGAACCATGAGCGTCACTACGGCAGGGCAAATCATTCTGAACTATTCCGCCGCTTCGTCTTCTGCTGTTACTGCTGCCACGTATCTCTACGATATGGAACTTGCAGCACCTTCGGGCAACGTGCGCCGACTGATACAGGGTCGCGCCGTAGTCTCGCGGGAAATCACTCGTTGATATGGCCTGCGATTGCATCACAGTAGAGACAACTCCAGAGGTGGTTTCTATTGAAACGACTACGCTTGATGAGGTCATTGAAGTTGGTGTTGTCGGTCCTCAAGGTCCGACAGGCGCGACAGGCGCAGGCGTTCCTACTGGCGGAATCACTGGATACGCATTGGTCAAAAAAAGCAATACCGACTACGATACAGAATGGTCTGCAATTACCTCTGGATTTGATGCTGCCTCACCACCGCCGATTGGAAATGTTGCTCCAAACGCTGGATTCTTTACCACGATCAGCGCGAGCGGATTAGCTACGCTTCCACACATTCACGGCTCCCTTGCTGGCAATCTTTATGTCCACGTGAAGAATACTTCTGGTGGCGCGCTATCTCGCGGAACGCCAGTTTATATTGTCGGGAATGTCGGTGCATCAGATCGCGTAGAAGTCGCCGCCGCAGACTACGACGATCCGACAAAAATGCCTGCTCTCGGACTGCTGGATCAAGACTTGGCACAGAACGGAGAAGGCGATGCAGTCATCGTTGGAGAACTTCGCAATGCCGATACATCTGCTTATTCTCTTAATACCGAATTGTATGTTGGGAACAATGGAACGCTGACCGCAACCCAACCGATCAATCCTCCTGCTATTATTCAGACTGTCGGAATCGTGTCTCGCGTTCAAAGCAACACGGGAATCATCGTTGTAAATATGCAGGGTGAGCGCACTCCAGCCGAGCAAGCATTAGAATATCGTGAGGCCTACCTCTACGCTTCTGGCAATTACGATGTTGCGCAGGGAAGGCGAACTTATTTAAGAGCCTATTTTGTAGCGGGAGCTTCAACATACACTGTAACGCTTCCAAGAAAAGACACAAACGACAATGCACAAGACGGCGATGAGCTTTACGTGTTGCTGCAAATGAGTTCGCTCAACTCTAATTGCATTTTCCGTCAGTATCAATATACAGGATCACTTCCTTATCTTGGATCGTTTTCGACGATTCTGGATGTGCCTAACGCAAGTGGCGTTCGGTTGTTCAGATTTCGCCTTAGTGGTTTTGTTTGGGGTCTTGAGCCTATTTACAATATGTCTGCTCCGCCGAGCATTGGCGAGGTCACTCCGAACGCTGGATATTTTTCTCCGTTATACGCAGTCGATTCAGACGGAATTGGAAATGGTCGCGTTCAATTATCTGCTGATGGAGTCGCTTCTGGTGCAACTCGCATTGCCACGTTTCCAGACAAAAACATTACGTTGGATGATTCTTCTGACGCTCGCACACCTACGGCTCATGCAGAATCTCACGAAGAAGGCAACACAGATCCTATACAAACTGGACTGCTACAAAGTGTTCTTGGAAACACTACGCTTCAAGAAGATTTGGACAACATTGATGGGGTTCTTACCAGCCTTGGCAGTGCGGCCTTTGTAGAGTCTGATCAAAATCTTGCAACTACTGATACTCCTGCCTTTGCCAGCGTCAATGCAGACGTCAATGCAAGCACTGTTCAAACCAACACTGTCTTGCTTGTTGATAATAATACATGGCAAGGCACTCTTACACTTGGCACAGACAATCTCAATGCAAATCAATCATATCAATTTCCTAATGAAAGCGGCACTGTTGCCCTACTGTCCAACTTGCCCTCAAAAACAGATGTGTATTTGTCGAATGCAATTTGGACAAAGCCTGCTGGCGCAAAACTGATTGAATTTCTTTTGATTGGCGGTGGCGGTGGCGGAGGCGCGGGACGCAGAGGAGCAACATCAACTGCCAGAGGTGGTGGAGGCGGAGGCTCTGGTGCAGGCATAGCCAAGTATATCTTAAGCGCAGATTATTTTCCGACTACTGTTACTGTAGCTGTCGGAGCAGGAGGAGCGGGGGCGGTGGATAGTGCAAACGATACGAACGGAGCAAATGGAACTTTCGGAGGACTTACAATTCTCTCAATTCCTGGAAATACTATCATTGCTTACGGAGGCGAGCGAGGCAACGGAGGCACGACTACAGCTGGCGGAACAGGCGGAACCAATCCAACAGCGTCTTCGGGTATCTATAATAACTCTGTTGTAAGAGCGGCAGGAGGCAACGGCGGAATTACGGCAACCGCTGCCAACGGAACATTATCAACCTTTGCTCCTACTGGCGGTGGCGGTGGCGGAGGAATAAACGCTTCAAACGTGAATTTTCAGGCAGGAACAGGAGGCAGTTTAGGAGTAGCATTTATAACCAATATTCTCGGCGGAGCGCGGGGAGCCGCTGGACTTCCTGCTGGCGATGGAAACCCTTCATTTTACAATGGCTCTGGAACTGGTGGAGCGGGAGGACGATCAGATTCCACCATTGGCGTAGCGGGAGGCAATGGAGCCATCTATGGTGGCGGTGGCGGTGGTGGAAGTGCAGCATTGAACGATGGAGGAGGATCGACCGCAGGAGGAAACGGCGGAAACGGCATTGCTATCATCACAACCTATTTCTAAAAATATGAATGAGCGTTATGCAATTATTGATGAGGCAAGCGGCAAAATAATCAATGTCGTTATGTGGGACGGCGATTTGCAAAAGTGGCAACCTCCGAATGCAACTCGCGCCGAACTGCTTTCAAGCCTTGATCCATCGACATTGATTTTTGCCGAACCAGACGAGGAACATATTACCGCCGAAGAAGCGGTGAGCAGGCATTTCAGTGCTTATCAAATCGCCGCGCTCCAGCGTTTTGAGCTTGGATTGATGCAGGCAGAGAAGCCTCTTGGAGAAAAGATGTCTGCAGTTAAAACGTGGCTTGAACTTCTTTTGCTTTCGTGGTCACAAGATCCAACCGCCAAACCAGAATCGCATTTCGGGAAACCTCCCTACTCGTTTGAGGAAACAAGCGCGGAAGCTGCCGCTGCATTGACATCCGATCAATAGCATGAACTTCCTACTTGAAAGACTGACTGAGAATAGCACGTGGCGCGGAATCGTTATGATTGCTACCGCCCTCGGTGTGCAGCTTGATCCTACGCAGGCGAACGCTATCATCGCGGTTGGCCTGTCGATTGTTGGACTGATCAACGTCTTTCGGAAGCAAAAGTAATGCGTCTTTCTTTCGTTCTTATCTTCTGCGCGTTCGCGCTCGCAGGATGTGAGAATATGAAAGTTGGCGGAGGATACCGATTCGACACGAAAGAATTTTTTCTTCAGATTGAACGACCCTTGCCAAGCGGACTCAAAAAGTGAATCCTTTTTCATGGTTCCGAAAACTATGGCCTCCGCGATCCGCAAATGGCCTTCCTCAGATCTGGCCGAATTGCTCGGACTCATCCACACCGAATTGCAGATCCGGACCGAAGACGCAAAGCGCAGCAAAAAAAACCGCGCCAAGCATAAAGGCGAAAAGCCGTAAGCAATACGCGACGAGACTGCTGAACAGTCCGAACGTCACGCGAGGCAAACGAATCCGTCCGCAGGCAATCGTGCTGCATCATACAGACGGCGGCTACGAAGGAAGCGTTGACTGGTGCATGAGGCCAGAGAGCAGAGTCAGCTATCACGCGATCGTGGCGAAAGATGGCAAGCGAACGATCCTTGCCGATCCCGACGAACGCACTTGGCACGCTGGCGTTTCATCGTGGCGCGGAAGACGCGATTTGAATTCGTGGTCTGTCGGCGCGGCCTTTGAAGGCAATACATACAACCGCGAATTGACCGATGCCGAGATGGACAGCATGGCTCAGTATCTTGTGCCGATCATGAAGGAGTATGGCCTCAAGATGAAAGACGTTACGGATCACAGGACTGTTTCTCCGAAGCGGAAGAATGATCTTGCTCCCGATCAGCTTGCAAAATTCACTACCTACTTGGCCGCGCAGTTAGCGGCATAGATTCGGCGGGATCGACAAGTGGTAAGTCAGATGTCTCATAAGCATCCATGCGGAGGTTCAATTCCTCCTCCCGCTATAGCTTCTTACGAAGATAGACCGCTTGTGATCCGCCGTATTTCGTTGCTGGCCCATAGAACTTGTAGCCGCACGCGACCAGCGAATTGACGCTGGCACAATTCCATCCCATGCAATACGTCACAAGCTCGCTCATCTTCATTGCGCGTGCTGCCGCTTCGCGCACGCGAATCAAACGCTTCTGCAGACCATTCCCGCGATGCTTGGCAACGATTCCCACGCGATTAAGGAATCCGACTCCAGCATTGCATGGAAGTTGGCAAGGACGAAGGCCAGCATAGCCGACAGCTTCTTTGCCGTGCCAGACGATCCACCACATCGCACCATCAACATTCACGCGATAGTCTGTCGGAAAGCAGATTTCATCCAACGCTAACACTGCTACGGGATGCAATTCGCGTCTGATGAAGTAGGTTTTCATTTGAGCCTGTAGTGGGGAACAGGACGAACGCGCTGCTCCAACTGAATCTTGAAATCTTTTCGCTCCACTGTTCCGCGAAGAACCATTTTCCGCACGCGCTGGCTGGTCGTGCATATAGATTTCCCGATCTGATCGGCTAAAGTGGCGACAGTGAACCATCCTTCGGGAATCTCGTCTGGTAGCACGCTGCTCGTTGAGAGCATATCGCACCAACGCCTCAGATCTGAGTCTTTCTGCTTCTGCTTCTTCATAGCGGTAGTCGGTAATGAGGCGATAGCGTGACGAGATTCACTGTGCAGGCATCGCTGCACCATTCTCCGTACGCAAATCCGTGCGCCCATGCGAGCGTCTGACGGCGAGATTTTGCATACCCTACAGACATATCAATTCCGCAACCGATATTATAACCAACGACAGGTTTCTGGCAGCGACCAGCTTCCTGCGCGACACGATGAGTGTGACCGAATACGCAGGACATTCCGAGAGCCTCCGCATGATCCCGCGCTGCCGAGACGTTATACATCGTGCCGTGCAGAAATAGGGTATCTCCGAGCAACGTGCAGGCTGAAGGCTGAAGACCATCGTAGGGAACCAGCTTGGCCTTCATTTCCTTTGCGGCGGACTCAATACGTCCCATGACCTGCGCGGCGGCATATTTGATCACTCCATTGCCGCTATGCATCAGACCGCTCAATCTGTCCTCATGGTTCCCCATGTGAATGTGAGTTGGTTCCATTTCGTGAAGGAACGACAGGCCAGCCAGTAGGTCATCCGCTATGCTCTGTGCGCGATCAGGGTCATCTGCGTCCCTACGGGCTCCTGCGCGTAGTGCGGCCATGTCTGTGAAGTCTCCCAGATGCAGGGTTGCATGAGGCGCATAGGCACGGCAGAACTTCAGAATTGCCTTGGTCGCCCTTGGGTCAGCCATATGACCATGAGTGCATGACGCTGCGACCCATCTCCGCCACTTCCGAGTGATTGTAGCCACGTAACTCGGTCAGAGTGTCAAAGTTGAAGTCACAAATTGTGATGCGCGAATGTGACTCTGACGGAATATGTGTATGAGCGGCCCTACCGCATGACCTGGCCTCAACCGCTTGTGTTTATGAATGTCTCATGGCGTCTCATGGCGTCTCATCGCGTTGCTCAACCGCTTGTGTTTCATTTTTCTTGTCTGAACGCGATATATGGTTTTAATAGTTGCAACATGAGCAACGACAACAACGAGAAGATGGTGCATCTCGGCGCAAAGATTCCTGCGGATCTTGCAGCGCAAATCGACGCCATCGCACCATACTTCAAGGGTGGCAAGTCTGAGATCGTGCGCCGTGCGCTTGCCGAAGGCGTTCGCATCGTGCATGAAACTCAGATGCTAACTTTTCCCATTCGTGCAGCCAACTGATGAACACGACTCCCCCAGAGAATGCCGTGCTCGCCTTCATTCTGCTGGCCGCTCTGACAGGCATTACAATCTTCCTTGTTGAAATGTTCCTCGCCTTCGTGAAATGAGCTTCCTCGGCAAATTAAAAAAGAAAGGGTGGAAAAATCCTCGCGTAGTCGAGCGACCGAAGCGTTACGCTCGCGCTGGCATCGCAAGAACCACATACGATGAACGCGAACTGATGAAGGAGCTTGCTCCGCCAGTGGTCAGAAGAGGCGAATACCTTTACGCGAACTGCGTAGTGCTTGCCGCAGCGATCTTCGCCGAGCCGTGGGCGAAACAATGGGCGGAAGATTTGCTGCCGCAGGCTCGGCTTCTGGATTGGAGGCGCACGCAATGAGTGGAGTCATCATGGAATGCGAAGACCTGATTTTGCTGAAGAACAGCGAGATTGCCGCGCTGCAAGAAGAACTGCATCGCGAAAGGACATGGCGCATGGCCTTGCAAGAAGAGGCAGATCTAACTTTTGCGAAACTGGTACACTCTAAGAAGGAGAATGATGCGATGAAGGCGAAGATTGATTCATGGATTGCTATCGCAGATGGCGATGCCAACATGAGACAGCAACTTGAAAGGCAGGGCTACGAAGAATGAGCAAGGCGCAACGCGAAAAAGGAAAACGAGGCGAAAGACTGTGGCGCGACAAACTGCGCGAGCATGGTTTTGAGGCTGAACGTGCAGGCTACAAGCAGGCACATCTGGGAAGCGGAGGCGCGGACGTTGAAGACGATTCGGGCATCTGGTGGGAAGTGAAATTCGTGGAGAAGCTGAACGTGCGCGAAGCATATCGGCAGGCTTCGCTCGCCTGTCCCATCGCCGTTCCCCCTGCCGTGGCGCACAAGACAAGCAGCGAACCATTCTTGGTCACGCTCGCTGGTGAAGATTTCCTGCTTCTGCTGGCCGAACTACGACAGCGAAAGCAACTGATTTCCGAGTTGGAACGGCAGATGGAAAATCTGTCCTGACCGCTCTGAAAAACAACAACACAACACAACAACAACATGAGTAATGAAGAAAGCACGAACGAAACTCCGTTCGTAGTGGGCAAGGCAATCGCTGCCGCGCTCGTCAAAGCACAGGGTGAATACGGCCCCGCGCTTAAATCGTCCCAGAATCCGCACTACAAAAGCAACTACGCCGATCTTGCATCGTGCGTTGAAGCCGTAGTTGGTGCGCTGAACAAGCACGGCATAGCGTTCATGCAGCGAGTCCTGCCTTGCTCCAGCGGGGTAACAGTTGAAACGCTGTTCATTCACACCAGCGGTGAGACACTCAGCAGCGGAGCGTTACACGTTCCTGTGCAGAAAAACGATGCACAGGGCTATGGCTCGGCACTGACATATGCACGGCGCTACAGTCTGATGTCTGCTTGTGGCATCGCGCCAGAAGATGACGATGGCAATGCAGCCAGCGCAAAGCAGGCTCCTGCCGCGCCAGTGAAGCAGATCAAGCAGGACGCTCCTGTTCTCAAGGTAGCGCCGAAAACAATTTCAGAGGACGATGATCGCATCCCCTTCTGAAGCACAGAAACAACCAACCAACCAACACAACATGGAAAATAGAATAGCACTGAAAATCGACGTGACCAAAATCGACAAGTCGCGTCTCTACGAAGGCAAGAAAGGCGTCTATCTGGACTGCCTTCTGATGACAAACCGCGATGGCGAATCCAAGTATGGCGATGATGGCTTCATCATTCAGTCCATCTCTGCGGAAGCGCGTGCAGCGGGTGAACGTGGCCCCATCGTCGGCAACTGGAGATACCTCCAAGCAGGCACGGCCAACAACGCAACCAATGAACAGGAGGGCGGGGACAAGGTTCCCTTCTAAATCCTATGGCAACATCGGTTGAAGGTTTGGATGCGGACATCTACCGCAGCAAGGAAGGCATCTCGGCATCGGATGTGAAATACATATTGCCGCCGAAGACGCCTGCCCACTACTACGCCTACATCACCGATCAGATTAAGCGCGAGGAAACTCGCGCTTTTCTGATCGGGACAATGTGCCATCTGGCCGTGCTGGAACCAGAACGTCTTGAAAAGGCATTCGTCGTGAAGCCGCAGGGGAAACTCGGCGACTTCCGCACGAAGGAAGGCAAGGAATGGAAGGAGTCAGTTGGCGACACGCCTATTCTGGACGCAGATGAAGCAACCATGCTCTCAGGCATGACGGCATCCGTGAAGAAGCATCCCGCCGCATCTGAACTGCTTGCCAACAGCAAGAAGGAAATCAGCCTGTTTGCACATCATCGCACTGGTCTGAAGATCAAAGGACGCATTGACGTTCTTGGCAACGGATTCATCGCAGATGTGAAAACGGCAGAGGCTGGCGATATGCAGAACTTCTCGTCTGCTATCTTCCGCTACAACTACCATGTGCAGGCAGCGATGTATTGTCAGCTTGCAGGCGTGGAGCAATTCAGCTTCATCGCTGTTGAGAAGGCTCCGCCGTTCGCAGTGTCCGTGTATCAGCTGTCTATGCCTGCCTTGCAGGCTGGCATGAACGCGCTGAACGATGCTCTGGAACTCATCGCGCAGTGCAAGGACAGCAATGAATGGCCTGCCTACAGCACGGCCAAGCAGACCATCGACCTGCCTACGTGGGCATACAAGCAGATGGAGGCAAAGCTATGAGCAAGAAGAAGCAACCGCGCAAGAAGGTGTATTGCGTCATCTGCGGCGAGCCGATTCGCTCTGGCGTTCCCATCGTAGTCAAGCCAGTGAAGTGAACCACATGAACGCGAACACCAACAAAAAGGACCTCCTCGCTGTGGCTCTTACTCAACATGGTTTGCTCGTCAGCGATCTGGTCTGGGCTATGGAATGGCTGAACAGCCTCACAGACGATCTCAATACTGCATGGCGACAGATCAACGACGAAGCCGAAGAACATCCTCGTGCGCGAGAATTCCTCGACGAGTTGGCCGAGCGGCGGAAGATCAAGATCACCCTCAACAGCGTGGCGCGGGAGGTCGGACTATGAACGCCGACGAACGCCGAGCGTGCGATGGGCTGGACGATGCAAGCATCATGGAGACGATGGCATGGCTCAGAGAGCAGTGCCTTCTGCTTCAGTTTGAATTGCAACGCTCCAGCGAACTGCTGATGAACGACAAGGAGGGTGGCATTTTGCCGCCCTCCCATCGGAGGAGCGAGGGATGATTTATCTGAACCTCAAGACGGCGACCCTACGTTCGCCCGAATACATCGGCAGCGAGCCAACCGCTCGCGCAACGTGGTTGAGCATCCTCTGCTATTGCTGCGAGCAGGAAAACGGCGGGGTAATTCCCGCTTGTGCAGGGTGGAAAGACCGCCAATGGCAGCAAACGTGCGGAGTGACGTTCAGCGAGGTCAGAGAGCAGTCCCTGCTCTGGGAATGGCATGGCGATGACCTCGCCGTGGCCTTCTATCCCGCTGACAAGCAGGCCGAGATACAGGCGAAGCGCGAGGCAGGCAGGAGAGGCGGGAAACGCTCTGGCGAAGCACGGCGCGAACCAGAGCCCGAACCAGTTGGCGAAGCAGAGCTTCAAGCAGAGCTTCAAGGTGTGCTTGAAGGTGAGCTCCAACGGAAAGGAAAGGAAGGGAAAGTAATAGGAAAGGAAAGGAAGTTGGCAAAACGTGTCGCGGTGACCGCGACCAGCGACGAGGATTGGTTGGCTGAGTTGTCCCAGAACCCTGCCTATGCCGCTCTGGACGTCCGTCTGGAGCTTGGAAAGATGCAGGCATGGTGCAGCGCCAACCGCAAACAACCGAGCCGCAAACGCTTCGTCAACTGGCTCAATCGCAGCGAGCGTCCCATAGCCGCACAAGGAACCATCCCCGCATCGCGGAATGGCAGGCCGATGTCGGCATGGGAACTCAAGCAGGCCATTGACGCCATCAAGGCACAGATGCAGCGACTGAAGGCAGACCCAGACAACAGCGAGCCAAAGGATCCACAGACCCCTTGGGATCGCGCTCTGAAGCCTGCCATCAGCGCGAAGTGGAAGGAACTGAAACAACACGAGCAGGATTTGCATACGCAACTCGCAATGCTCGGCAAAGAACATACACCATCAGTAAAACTATGAACCAGCACATTGACGCAAAAACAGACCACGAAAACACTCTGAAATTCCACAAGCATCTGGACGCATCGCAAGATGCCGTCTGGAATGCCGCACGATGGCTTCAGAGCATAGGCAAGCAGGTTGTAGTCATGCCCACAAGCAAGACGCCAACTCATGCAGAATGGAAGCAGCACGCCGATAGCGGTGATCTCTACGTTCAGCAACGCATAGAGATCAAACGGCGCGGCGTAGACTTCACAGGCCCGAATGACTGGCCGCACGGAGACACGTTCTTCGTATGTGCCAAGCATTCATGGGACAGAGCGAAGCCGAAGCCGCACGCATACATGATATTCAACAAGGCGATGACGCACGTTGCAATCGTCCTCGGTGATTCACACCCGAAATGGTCTGTAGTGAACAGAGAAGACAAGCGATACGTGGGCTATCGGCAGGACTTCTACTGCTTGAACACTTCAGATCCAGCAATACAGTGGGTCGAAGTCAATGGGCCGAGCAACCAGAACAACATCTGCCCTGTCACAGGAGAGCAGAAAACAGAGGGAGGCGATTACGTTTTCTAAGACGCCTACATGGCCTGCCGATCAAAATCCTTTGCGCTGCTATGTGCAGCGCATCGGATGGTCGGAGGCCAAGGCAATGAACGCGCTACAGGAGCATGGCATCATCAGCGATAACTGCGTAACCATTGATGACGTAGGCAATTACGCCAGAGCAATGATGTGGCTCCATGAGCGCATAACACGAAAGGAACTATGAGCAAAGAAGCAGCATACAAATCCCGTGGTCACGAATACGGCGGAGACAAATACGGAAGAGGCGGCAGAAAGGACAGCAAGATCATGCGAGCGATGCAAGGGGTGGCCTCGTTCGACGTTCTGGACGCTGTCGCACGCGATGATGCCAGAAGGCGAGCGCAGGCATACAAGCAGAGCAGGCCAACTTCACAGGAATCAACTCGCATTAACCCTGATCAACTCTGATCAACTCGGCCAAAGGTGTGTCAGCACGTATCAACACGTATCATCACGCATCAACACTACAGAGGAGCGGCCAAGGAACAGACCGATGATGATCAGATGAACGCATCAACTCTGATCAACTCGCATCAACTGGTTCAACTCTGATCAACTCTGATCAACTCTGATCAACTCTGATCAACTCGCATCAAGTCTGATCAACTCTGATCACTGAATTGGCGCGGAGCCGCCCGAATGTGCAGGCCAAAGCAGGAGAAAACAGGGTAGATGTAAGTCATTTTGGCGCAAAAAGTTGCGTCTAAATGAAGCAAACTTTTCTGATTTTTGCGGGTGGGGTTGCTCGCGGCCCGTGACGATTTCGTGAATGTTTCCTTGGTAACGCACAAGTTAACAAGTTGACACTGGCAGGTGGACAATGACTGTCCGTAAATTGGCCGCAGCCTTGAATCTGACGCCAGCGGGAGCGCACAAGTGCATCAAGCGAGGAATGCCTTCTGACAGCGTGGAAGCCGCTCTGTCTTGGTATCGCACGAACGGACGTAGCCGCTCCTTCAGTCCCGCGAAAGTCATCGCGGCGGAAGCCGTAGCGAGCGCGATCACCGCTCCAGTGCAACCAGACGAGATCATTGACGCCATGAATCGCCGCGCCGAAGAAGCCATTGAAGAACCAATCAAGCAGCACACCGAAACGGATAGCTGCCGCGAGGCTCTGAACGAGCAGCGTCAATTACGTAAGCACGCAGCCGCGCAAGTAGCTCGCCTTCATCACTCTGGCGAAATAGAAGCCTCGCGCCGATGGGCTCAGACGCATCAGCAGTATCTGGCGAAGCAGGTAGTCTATGAGCGTCAGCTGCGCGATCTGATGGAGCGAGACCGCCGCACCATGCAAGTAGAGGACGCAGAGCGAGCCTTCAGAACAGTTTTGCAAGACGTCAGAACGATTACTTCGTCAATGCCTGCCGCTCTCGCGGCGAAAGTCAATCCGCAGGATCCCATGCTCGCGCAGAAACTTCTTGAAGAGTGGCGGGACAAGACGTTATTCAAAGCCATATATGAAAACCGAAACACTACCCCTTCGTAAGCTCGTTCCCTATGCTGGCAATCCACGGAAGAACGATCATGCCGTGCAGCAAGTAGCCGATGCCATCAAGCGATTCGGATTCCGAGTTCCTGTCCTTGCCAAGTCGGACGGCACTCTGATTGACGGACATCTGAGGATAAAGGCATTGCAGCATCTTGGCGATGCCGGCCGAAAAGGGATCGTAGGACTGGACGGCGACAATGTTCCCGCTATTGTCTGCGACGATCTGAGTGAAGCCGATATCAAGGCTCTGCGTATCAGCATCAATCGGCTGGCTACGCTGGCCGAATGGGACAGTGATCTGCTCGCCAAGGAGCTTCAGACGCTGACGGCGGATGGCGTGGGAATTGAATCGCTTGGCTTTGATAGTCAAGCGTTAGACAAGCTCGGAATCAATCTGTCTGCCGACAGCGTTGGCGATGTGCTTGAAGGCGGAGAGCGCGGACTGCGGCCTACTGAGCGTCTGATGAGCTACGAGAACAGCACAGTGCGTCAGATCGTTCTGATCATGGACGTTCAAGAATTTGCAGATACGATGAACGCTCTGGACGCCATCAAGAAAGAGAAGGGATTGGAAACCAATACAGAAGCCGCCATCGCCGCGATTAACGCCTATGCAAACGCTAACCATTAAGCGTAAGTCCGTTGATCTGGAGCAATACGTTCATCGTCGCGCCGACGAGTCAGACTGCTCCACGTTGCTGAAGGATGAGTTCAAGTTGATTGACGAAGACAGCGGCGAGATCGTTGCGTTGTATTGTAAGCCGTGCGGTGAGACACAAGAATTCAACGACATCTTCGACGCCTGCACAGACGTCAAATACTGCGCTGACTATCGCACGAATGGTCTGAAAACAACCAGCCGCATATTCGGCTTCAATCCGCGCAACGCTATTCGCAAGGACTTCTGCTCGGTTGCGTCATTGGCTACCGAAGATCCCGCTATTCATCAGCGTATTCTTAACGGAGGAAGGCTGGCCGCGAAATACTACGCGCTGCATAATCAGAAACTCTACGACAGTCATCTTGAAACAGCGCAAGAAAAGATCGTAGATGACTTTCGCTACCCAGATGTTCCGTTCACTTCTGGAATCATCAACGACAACAATCCGCTCTGCTACCATTTCGACAGCGGTAACTTCAAGCACGTTTGGAGCGCAATGATTGTGCTGAAGCACAAGATTGCAGGCGGGTATCTCGCCATGCCAGAATACGATGTCTTGGTAGAGGTTGTAAATCACAGCATCTTCTACTTCGACGGACAGGCGATTCTGCACGGGGTAACTCCGATCACGAAGCTCGCTTCGGATTCCAGACGATTCTCTCTGGTGTATTACAGCCTGCAGAATATGTGGAACTGCCAGCCGCTACGACAAGAGATTGCGCGTGCGAGAATGCGCCGTGAACAAGTGGAGCAACGCCGATTGAGCGGACGTAATGTTAAATGAAGGACTACCAGAAGGTCGCTTTCACATGGCGATCATCAGCACGAAGCGTCCGCAACGTGTCGCTCCGATGCTTGAACTGCTCGGTCACACGGCATCCACATGGTATGTCTCTGAAGGCGAAGAAGCCGACTATATAGCTGCTGGCCTTTCATCTGATCGCGTCAGAGGATGCAGGCACAACATCAGCGCGGCCAGAAATGCCGCTTTGCGCGATGCCAGAATCCATGACGCTTGCAGCATTCAAGCGAGCGACGATCTGCGTAACGTGAAGTCTGTGCGATGGGAGAATAACAAGTGGCAACGATATCGCATCACTCTTGAAGAAGCTATTCTGACGCTGTTGAATGCGAGCGCACTGACGAAGCGCGTTTATGGTGGCACGGCACTCACGACAAACGCAGCGAACTACAACGGCCAGCCGATCGCTATAAATAAATTCGTGGCGTGCGATCTGATCTATGTCGGTCAATCATGCTCGTTCTTTGACGAGAATGTAGCACTGAAGGAAGATTACGACATGACGCTGCAAGCGATCCTGACGCACGGCGGAGTCTTTCGTTGCGACAACATTATGTGCGACTTCCCGCATCGTGACAATGAAGGCGGAGCAAATACATATCGCACTTCAGAAGCAGAATTGGTAGCCACGAAGAAGATGTTCATGAAGTGGGGAGACCTAATCACTCCGCATCCTCGCCGTGCAGGCCAGATAATGTTGAACTACACGCAGATCAAGCGTCTGATGAACGCGCACAGATGACTCTGATCGCGCAACTTGATCGCAGCCTGCGCGATGTCTTTGCTCCAATCGACAATCGTGAAGTCTGGCAGTGGGCGGAAGACGAGATCGTTCTGACTCGTCGCCAGACAGAAACGCCTGGTCCCTACTCTACGCTTCTGACGCCATACATCAGAGAGCCGTTGAACTGCTTCGCAGATCCGAGCGTAACAGACGTATGCCTATGCTTCGGAAGTCAGACGAGCAAGACCACTGCGATGATGATTGGTGCAGCGTGGCGTATGGTCAACAACCCTGCACCTCTGATCTGGGTAATGCCGTCTGAACACTTGGCGCGAAGCTTCAGCGAGAACCGATGGCAACCGATGGTTGATGACTGCGACAAGCTACGCGCACTGAAGCCGAGCAACGTGCATCGCTACAAAACGCTGGAGCAGCAATTCCGTGACTGCACGTTGGTATTCATTGGCAGTAACAGTCCCGCCAACTTGGCATCGCGTCCAGCAGGCATCCTTATCATGGATGAAACTGATAAATTTGCTACTCCGACAGAACGCGAAGCGGGAGCCGTGGCTCTGGCAGAAAACAGAACCAAGTCCTATACGAACGCGCTTCGTATCAAGGCATCTACGCCGACAACATCAGAAGGCGAAATCTGGCAGGCATTTCAGCAGGGCGATCAGCGTTACTACTTCCTGCCATGTCCGCACTGCGGAACCATGCAGAGATTGCTTTGGTCGCAGGTGAAATGGTCAGATACCGCTCGCAGCGAAGATGGCACATGGAACGAAGATGCCATTCGCGCCACGGCATACTACGAATGCGAAAACTGTAAGGACAAGATCACTGATGGTCACAAGACTCGGATGCTTCGCGCTGGCGAGTGGAGGCCTCTGAATCCGAATGCTGGCAAAGGCAGACGCAGCTACCATCTGAATTCGTTGTATGCGCCGTGGCGTTCATGCGGATTCGGTGAATTGGCCGTGCTATTCCTACGTCAGAAGGCATCGCTGCTCGGTCTGCAGGACTTCGTGAATGGCGCACTGGCAGAACCTTGGATTGATGATTCCGAGAAGCAGGAAGAAATCAAATCTACCGCGAGCGACTATCTATCTGGCGACCGATGGGCAGAAGCCACGTTCAGCGCAATGACTGTAGACGTTCAAGATCAGGGAGGCAGGCACTTCTGGGCGGTGATCCGCGACTGGTCAAAGGACGGACGTAGTCGCGGCAGATGGGCAGGCAGGATAGAAACGTGGGATGACTTGGAAAAGGTGCGCGAGGAAAATGAAATCAGACCGCCGTGCGTATTCGTGGACAGCGCGTTTGCGACACGCGAAGTCTATTTTGCCTGCTGCCGATTCGGCTATGTCGCTCTGCGCGGAAGCGATCAAGAGAGTTTCACATGGTCAGACAACGGACGTAAGGTGCAACGCGCTTACGCACGGCCAGAGCGCGGAGATCCCGCTGGCGGAGGACGCTGGGATTCTGGATCGCTGACGCGCCGAACGTGTCCTCTGATCAAGTTCTCCGCGCCTACGTGCGAAGACATTCTTGACGCGCTACGCCGCAGCGATCCCGCGACATGGGAATTCCCCAAGGACTTCCCGATTGACTGGCACGAACATATGGCAAGCACAGTCAAGCGTAAGCTACGCAATCCTGTCACTGGCACAACTACGGCCAAGTGGGTAGTTCAGAAGGGCCGCGCAAATCACCTTCGGGACTGCGAAAAGATGCAGGTAGTGGCAGGGTTGCTTGCCAAGGTGTTGTCGCCCAAGGGCGACCGCCCGACAGAGTAAAACCCACAAAATCTGAGTCGCAAGTCACTCAAAGTCAGCCCTTTGCGGGACTGACTTTTTTTTGTGATTTGGTGGTTGCTATCACAAGCGGTTGCGTGCAAATTGATTGCGTTATGAAAACCACACCACAAGTCAGAGTCAACAAAAACGCATACACCACCCTGCAGATCGGCAATCTCGCGCTTCGCGCCATCGCTGCCGAATGCATCCGCACAAAGACTCGGCTCACCCGCGATGAAATCGGTCTCGGCGTGGACGACATCATCATGTCGATCTCGCGTATGAACCGCGCTCGCGGCGGAATGTTGAGCAAGTCCGACATCAGAAACCGCATCTACCTACTCGCTGAAACGTGGGTCGGCTAATCACACCAACAACCAACCAACCAACCAACCAACCAAGGAGAAAGCAAAATGAATACCAACAACACCAACACCAACAGCCAAGCAACCCTCATCGACGAAGCTCTCACAGGCCTCACCGAGAAACAGCGCCAATACGTCCGCCTCATCTGCATCAGCAAGAGCACGCTGGAGCAGGCAGCGAAGATGGTCGGATTCAGCGACAACCCTGCACGCGTCTATCGCCGTCTGACTCGCATCGCCGCCGTGCGCGAGGCGATGGAGAAGGTCAACGGCATCATCGCTCAGTCGCAGAACAAGCAGCACGGCAGCAGCAGCGAGCAGAAGGAGCAGAAGCAGGAGGCCATCCGCGAGGAGGCCAAGACCATCAGCGAAGACAGCAAAAGTGAGCAGGCTCCCGCACCTGCGGCCAAAGGCACTGACGCTCTGCGCGATGTGCTGCGCGAAATCATGGGCGACACGTTTGATGAAAAGCGTCTTGAGCCAATCATCCGCGCCATCGTGAAGCGCGAAGTCGGCCTCGCTCCCGTTCGGGTCGAGGTGGTCACGCCATCCACGAAGACTGTGGACATGGGCATTCAGCATCGCAACTTCAAGAGCCTCGTCACGAAGCTCCTCGCAGGCTGCAACGTGTATCTGGCGGGTCCCGCTGGCACTGGCAAGACCACGGCAGGCGAGTTCTCCGCGCAGGCTCTGGCCGCTCACTGGGAACGCGAAGTGCCGTTCTACTTCAATGGCGCGATCGACAGCGAACACAAGTTGCTCGGCTTCACCGATGCACAGGGTCGCATCGTGAGCCGTCCGTTCCGCAAAGCATTCACCGAAGGCGGAGTCTATATGTTCGACGAGGTTGATGCCTCGCTGCCTTCAGCCCTGCTCGCGTTCAATGCCGCTCTGTCTAACGGATGGTGCGACTTCCCCGATGGTTGCTTCAAGAAGCATCCCGACTTCCGCTGCATCGCAGCAGCGAACACATGGGGATTCGGTGCGACTCACGACTACGTTGGCCGTGCCAAGTTGGACGAGGCCTTCCGCAATCGTTTCGTCATGCTGGCATGGGACACAGACGAGACGCTGGAGCGTCACCTCGCGCTGACGAAGATTGAAGACCAGAACCTCGGCAGCAAGTGGATCACATATGTTCAGCAGTGCCGTGCGAAAGCAAAGATCGCTGGAGTCCGCTGCGTCATCAGTCCTCGCGCATCCATCTACGGATGCATGGTGTTGCAGGCTGGCGAAACGTGGCAGGAGGCCGAGGAATCTTGCATCCGCATGGGCATGGCGGAGGAATCGTGGGCTCAGATCAAAGGCTAATACGGAGAACCAACATGAACCACACTCATCAGCCTAAACTCAACAGCAGAGGTCAGATCATGTTCTCGTCGCCTCGCGCCATTGCCGAAGCTACCAAGGAAAGCTACATGAACGGAGACGCTTCATGGATCGGCGAGAGCAAAGAAGACTACATCCGCAAGACGCGCACTGGTGATTCCAGTCGCGTTCCAGAGGCCGAGAAGCTACTCAGCAAGATTGAGCCAGAGTTCAATCGCGAGTGCGTTGTCTGGCAGAACAGCGTCAGCGGAGCCTACGCCGATGTTGCTGCCTTCCTCGCCAACGATCCCGAATGCATGAGGAGACGCCTCGTCACCGAAGACGATCGCTCTCCCCTGCGCGTCTGGGTGGATGTCGCCTCGTCCTGTCAGATCAGCTGGCAGGACCTACTGCCTCGCGGCATCGCCGCTCTCGCGCTGGTCATGCAGCTGATCCGCAATGGCCGTGCCGTGGAGCTATGGACGTTCGCCTCGCTGCATGGCCGCACGGCGGGACAGACAGTGCCGTGCGTGCAGATGTGTACGACTCCCATCGACATAGCCAGCGTAGCCTACTGCCTGACCTCACAAGGGTTCAGCCGTGGCATCTGCTACGCTACTGCTCGCCAATTCAACGGATTCAATGGCGCATGGGGAGCGCACTATGTGCGGCACGGCACGCTGGCCGCTCGCCTCGCTGGAGCTCGCAAGACGCTGGAAGGTCTGGCCGCTCCGCAAGACATCATCCTGCCTGCTCCCTATGTGGAAGATAAGCATGACAAGGGTGACGCAGGCCTCATCTTCCGCGATCCCGTCAAGTGGGTCTTGGAAACGTGCAAACGTGCAGAGGAAGGAGGTGTTCAATAATGCGAACCTATCTTGAAGAGTGTCCTTGTGGTAGTGGCCGCGAGGCCGATGCGGAGTTTGATGCGCGTGGGATTTTCCTATGCTACGTCTGCTCCAAGTGCCGCAAAGAAAAGCTGTCGCGCTACCGCAGCGATGTGCTGACGGACTCGCGCTACGAGTGCGACGAGCCCATTGAACCAGAGGACTATTGACCTTCCTCCCGCTCCGCCGTGCGCGGAGCGGCATGGAATGCCAACAGGCAAACCACAACAACAACCAATACAACAACCAATGAAAACCATAGACCTAATAATAGGCAGAACCATCAGTCGCAGCCTCAGTCTGCGAATCCTCAACGACATGACCGAAGACGATTCGGTTCGTGACGCCATCAACGCCATCCCGCGAGTGCAGCGCAACCGCCGCATCCGCAAATTCATGAGCCTCGCTGCGAAGCGCGGAGTGCAGGCATCTGTCATCACGGACTTCGTGGCTCACCTCAAGAACTAACACCATGAACCGAACCGCTGCACATTCAATAGCCAAGTGCATCAGCATCATCGCGCAAGATGCCGCGAAGATCGCTGTCATAGACTACGAAGTCCACAAGACAGGGATGAATACATCGCTCGGAGATTTCCGCGCTGGATTAGTCGCCGACATAGAGCGTCACGAAGAATCCATCATCCGCTGGCTCACGCTCTATTCAACCAACAACGAAACCAAGTAACATGAACAACAACGATAACACACCGAACGGAGAGTTTGAAAAAGCTCTGGACAAGGCAATGGACAATCTTCTGGATCAGCTTACCAAGCTTCTTGAAGAAAAGGCCAAGGAATGTCCGTGCTGCGGCAATCCGCTCACGGAACATCCCGCGCTGTCTCGCCGCGACAACAAGACGGAAATCTGTCCTGCTTGTGGCGTGCGCGAGGCGATGGAAGATGCAGCAGGCATCACGCCAGTGAAAGACAAACGTGTTCACGCATACAGAACGCGCATCGTCAAGACTCGCGGAGCAGATGAGTTCCCCGAAGACTTCCTGATGCGCTGCCTTGAGCGGCACGCGAATCAAGACTGGGGCGATCTCTGCGCGGAGGACAAGCGCACGAACGATCATGCCGTGAAGCATGGCGGTCGCGTCTTGAGTTCCTACGAACTGCGGGGCGACAAGCTCTGGATCATCACCGAAGCCGATCGCAGCGTGACCACGTTGCTCACACCTGACGAGTACTAACATGAGCAGCCAACTCATCAGCCCGAGCAAAGTGAAGCGGTTCATTTTGGACTATGCCAAAGCCAACCGCTCGCATACATTCACAAGGGTATCGCAAGATGCGATAGATCGCGTTGAAGCCGCTGCACGTTCTGCGGCCAAAGCGATCGTCACATCCGCACCATCCAAAGGAAAAACCCTATGAACCAACAACAACACGAAGATCCCATCAAGCAGGCAGCAGCCGCGCTCGGTAAGCGCGGAGGCGAGGCTGGCCGTGGCGCGGCCAAGCGCCGAAGCGCGGAGCATTACCGAATGGCTGGCCGTAAGTCAGGCGAAGTCAGAAGGCTGAAGAAGCAACTGAAATAGCCTTGACATTCAGAGGGGTCGTGGCTAACTGCGCGGTGCAGGATGAACCACGGCCCCTCTTCTATTGACGATGTCTCCCAGCGCAACAAGGGCATAGGCGTATGGGACGAGCAAACGTGTGACCCAGAGCTTCCGCACGATACGGCGGAAGAAGTATTCATGGACGCCAAGTTGCGCGTCCGTATTCCGAGCGAGCTTGTGCCATTCACGGCGATGGTGAATTGGTGGTGTCTTGAAGTGTTCCGCCAATTCTGGAAGGACTACGAAGCGCAAGAAGGCAGCGGACATTCGTCACGATCGTTCGGAGACGAGGCGGCAATACGGCTTCTGCAGGCATTGCAAAATTCCCATGATCGTCGCACGGCCATGCGAGCAGAGTGTTACTTGGCCGTGATCAACAGAAAGCCAGAGTCGCAAACTCAGATCGCAAAAAAATATGGCGTGACAAGAGCCGCCGTTTCAAAGGTAATAGTCTCTATCCGCGATGATCTTCGGTTGCCAACCGCTCGTCACATGAAGTCTGACAGCGCACGGCAATCATACCGCGAGCGAGCCTTGCGGATTCACAAAGAAAAAAAATCAAAAATATGCACAACACAAACGAACTCATTCACGAGGTTCTGGGCATTGACGTCCAGCAACTTGAAACCGCCGAAGCCTGCTCCGAGCAACTGAGGATCGCTGGATCTGAAGCGAATAAGATGGCGGCATATGCCGTAGGATACGGGCAGCACGCAATCAGATTCGCCATCAAGTCTGGAGAGATCATCAACAAGGCGAAGGCAATTCTTCCTCATGGTGAATTTGGAGAATGGCTGAACGCTGAAATGCAGCATCTGGACATCGCCGAGCGCACGGCCCAGAAGTGGATGAAGCTCGCAAAAGCGCACATCGGTGCGGATTTGATGGACAATCCAGACGTCAAGACAATCACTGACGCATACCGCGCCACTGGCATTCTGCCCGAGCCAGAGGCCAAGCAAGACAACGGAGAAGGCGACAAGGACAAGCCGCCATTCACGCTGACCTTCAAGACGCAGTATCACGATGTATCAGAGTGGGACAAGGATGCCGCCCGTGATTTCCTCTACGAGTTTGAACGTATCGCGCAGCTTGCAGTGAAGCTGAAAACCGAGTTCGGCCTATGATGAACGTAGATCCGCCGCCGCACTTTTCTGCGGTGACCATGATATTCTTCGCCTTCGCAGCTATGGGATTTGTATGGTCGCTTGAGACAGTAGCGAATGCCGTCAGATCAATGATAGGCTTTTGACAGATTACAAAAGACATGGCTCGTTCTACTTTTTTCGGTCTGCCGATCGCCACTCTGGAGGAGTTGCGAGACGAGTATGTTGATGCTATCAAGGCGATTGCAACGAATGGCGTCTCTTACAGCATCGGCGGCAGAAGCCTGTCACGCGCAAACCTGACAGAACTGCGAGAGACCTTGGCCGACATCATCTCTGCGATTGACCGAGCCAGCGGAAACAGGCGTAGAACATTATACGCCGACTTCAGCGGAGTGCGTTCCTGATGAATCTCATTGACCAGACAATCGCGTTGTTCAGCCCGAAATCCGCCCTGCATCGTGAGGTGGCACGGCAGAAACTGACGGCATTCTCCCGCTTTGATGCGGCGAATATCAATCGCAGCCGTCCGCAGGCACGGCGCAATATGCCTGCCGAGCAGGTCGGAGGCACGACTGAGCGCATACGTCTGATGAACAGAGCGCGTGATCTGGACGATAACTTCAGCACGATCCGCGCAATCCTTACGCACTTCGTGGTTCATGTTTCTGGCTCGCTGTCCTATCAGGCTCGCACTGGTGACGCTGAACTTGACCGCGAAGTAGAAGCCTATCTGGAGAAATGGTTTTATGGATGTGACATTACTGGACGGCACTCACTGCTTTGCCTCACTCAACTGGTGCTTCGCGCTGTTCTGGTCGATGGCGATTGTGGCGTGGTCGTTGTCCGTGAGGGAAAAGAACTCAAGCTACAGACAGTCACGGCAGACCGCATCGGACGAGACATTGAATTAGCTCCGAACGACCCTGCCTATTTCGGCGGCATCACCATTGATGCGCTCGGCAGACCTGTCAGCTATCGCGTGTATCAGCGCGATCGCAACGGAACGTATCAAGGTTTTCAAGACATCTCGGCAGAGAACTTCTGCCA